GGTAGTTTTTCTAATCCAGCAATAAACGGCTTACTAAAGAAATTGTTTCCCTTTAGACCTTGAGCGTATATGCTTCTTTGTAAAGCAAAACCCATAGACCTATTACTGCCTTTTTGGTATTGTCCTTTTGCGTTTCTAAATCTTATGTTCTTGCTCTTTGCCCAGTCTGCCAGTATCTGCATAGGCGGCATTTTGTTTGTATACTTAAATTTACTCAACGGTGCTTTTTGTACCCCACCTTTTATCAAGCTAGGATTTGCACCTTTAACACCCTCATCTACAAATATGCCATAGTCTTCCATCAAGAAATCTACTAAGAAGTCGGTTGCCTCTTGTTCAACGTCATATGATATAGAGTTGTACAATGCCCCCGCTCCTTTTTGGTCTTTGGTCAGGTTTGACTTTGCTTGTTGCACTACATACTTAGCGTATTTGTTCAGTATTTCGTCAAGGTTGTTAAAGTCCATTAGCAGATATAAATGTCGTTGTATATCATCACATCCATAGTAGCTGACCATCCTGCCAGTTGGTTTTCAAACCTGTCATAAAATGGCGTGAGGCTAGGGCTTCCATCTAGCTGATACATATCTGTGTATAGTGTACCCATTCTAAGTCGCTGAATAAGCCTGTTAAGCACCGCTAATTGAGTGTTCAATATATCCTGCACATCGTTGTTTCCTCTGAACCTGTCAATTGTTGATTCTTTAGATTGGTTAACAATGTCACAGGCTAGAATAGTAATATTAAATCTTAGTATCTGCTCCTCATCTATTACGCTGTTAATTATAATATGACCAAGCGGAAATATATCCTGCTTGTTAAGGTTAACGTCTGAGATGTCTCCTGTGGTTACTGTGTTTATGTTTTGGTCTTGCAGTAACTCTGTCTTGATTGTTTCTGTTAACTGGTAAAAACCCCTTACGCCTTCGTTGCTCATTTGAAATTCTTTTTAATTTGTTTTGCCTCTATCTCGTTTTTTTCTTTTATAAATGATAGCATCATAAAACAAGTGTGCGCGGTTAGTTTAGTGATATCTTCAAATCTTGTAACATCGCCTTGAGCGAGTGCGTAAATTGACTGATACCAACCCCATTTTCTTGAGAATTGAGATACTGCGTCAAGGCTTTCTCCTCCCCCTCCTCCAAAGAGTTCGTCATAGTTTTCGCTAAGTCTAGTCCTAAATTCCACAAAAAAAAAATAGAGGACATTACAGCATCCATTGGCATATCTAATAACAAATCATCGTTCTGCACAACATACTCATCAATAGTGTATTTGTCTTTTAGCTTTACAATTACAGGCCTATAAAGTACGTTCATAGCCTTTTCCATATTTTCCCAATCACCTATATAAGTATCAAGGTCAATGTATTCACCTAACGTAAGGTTATCTAATTGAGGATGAAAACCATAGTCAACTTCGTTTAGTTTAAAGCGTTTAACTAAGGTGGGCTTTTCGTCAAATAGTTGTGACAATATATTTACTATCTCTTGAGAGTCCCTTACTTGTAAGAGCATAACCTGTTCCAATTCAATGCCGCAAAATATTTCAATCATTTTTGCGTTCAAGAACCTTTCGTCTTCAATAGAGTCTTCTAATTTTAAGAAGCGTTTGTACTGACCTAACGTGATGTCTTTTAATGAAGTGGGTATTGTAATCTTAATTGCCATACTTATATAACGTAATTAATGAAACTTTTTATAATGACAAATCTAAATAAAAAAAGGCAGCCATTTCTGACCGCCTCCTTTTAGACATTAAGTATATTTTATTTATTAGACGATTACACCCGCATATCTATTTGCTTAACAATTTCGTCTTTCAACTCCCTGTCTATTCTAGACCAATCAACCGTTTCTGAGTGTTCCAAGGCGCTTATGGTGATTTCTATGTCTTCAGGGTTATAAGCCGCTTCATAATCTGAAGGCGTGTCGTAGTCTCCTCGTGTGCCTACGTAACCTACTGAACCAGTTAAGTATATTGTGTCATTGCCGTATATAAAGTCAAAGTCAAAGTCCATATTATTTGATTATTTGCATTAGGTTACTATTGATTTCCTTAACGAAAGAATCTTTTTGTAGTTTATCTAATGCTTGTAGAGCTAAAAAATCAGGCTTCTCGTTACTGTTGAAGTTGCTAATCAATGTTGTGGTAATTTCTTGAATTGTCATAATCGTTGTTTTGTTTGTTATTACTTATGTAAATATAAGGAGTATATGTTTAATACACAAATTATTTAATAACTTTTATTCTACTGGTAAAGTGATGTTGTCTTGAACCCATTCGTATAAGGCTGCAAAAGCGGCTTCTGTGATGTTGGTGATATCTCCGAAGTCATTGTTTTCCCAGCTTGTAAAGTTCAATGCTTTAACAATATCAAAACAATCTGAGTAGTAAGTACATTCTCTGTCAATCTCTTGGTGAATTAATTCCCAAACATCTTCAGGTTGTTCTACTGTAATTGTGTCTTCTAACTCTAGTAAAAAATTGTTCTCGTTAAATGCGCTCATCTTGTGTCTGTTTTTGTTGTTGTTATTACTGGTGTAAATATACAGCTATATATTTAATACACAAATAATTTAATAACTTATTTAATGAAGAGTGTATTTGCCGAAGTTTGGCCTTGATAGAATAGAGTATGTAGCGTACCTACAAGGGTCAATGATGTGGTTATGTTTATCTTCAGGGGTGTTTATAAGCATACCCGCTTTATCTTCCTTCCACTTATAGTTTCTAAACTCAGATATTGCGTTTGTTGAACTGGCTAGTATGTGAATCTTATAACGCTTTAGCAAATCAATACCTGCGTTGACAGAATCACGCCCCTTAATGCTTGGAAGTATATTGTGTCCCATACGTCTTAGCTCACTAATTAAACGCGGTTCAGCACTATCAGCATAGATAGGGTTAGATAAAAGGTTTTCACCCCTTAGAAACAGGTTGATGTCCTGTGTGGTCATTTGGGTTCTATACAAATGTTCTTTGACATACAGGTTATGACCTTGGGTGTATACCGCTACAAAGGTGGTCGGGTCATTAGTGTAACCAAAATCCATTCCGTAAGCAATTAAAGCTGCATCTATCGGAACTTGGTTTACCTCTGTGTATTTAAATATCGTACTCCTACTGGCTGCTCTTTCCCCTAACCCGTATACCTGCCAATATTCATCATCGGTGTCTCTAAGGCGTTCTATTTCCTGTATAATAGAATCCTCAACAAAGGGGTTGTCTAAGTATGTTGTTTTAAAAAAGGCGCAATCTTCTCTAGGTAACACCTTATCATAAATCCAATGGTATTCATCAGAAGGGTTAAAGTCAAGAATTATCTTTTCTTGTGTTCTAAATAATAATTGTTGCCAGTCTTCAAAGTATAATTCATTCGCCTCGTTAATAAAAAGCAAGTCCCTTTTACGCCCTCTAATCTTTTGGGGTTGGTCTAAAGATATAAACTCAACAAGGTTTCCAAACAGGTGATATTCTGAATTAGATTTATTGTGGAACTTTTCGCTGTATATATTATTGGCTTGTAGTATGCTTATAAAATCACGCAACACCGTAGCCCGTAAACTAGGAAAAGTCTTACGGCAGATTGTGATTATCTTGTTTTGGTTTGTTGTGCAGTATTGGAATATAATCCACAAGATGATATTATAGGTCTTGCCCGACCTTGTACCACCTTGTTCAACTACAATCTTTTTATCGTTATCTATTAAATGCTCATAGACAACATTAGTCTTTATCTTTTGCGGAACCAATTATCTCAATTTGAAAGTTAGTGGGCATTCCCTCAACGCCAGTTATTTCTTGACGCTCTACATAACCCCTGTTTTTCCCTTTTGTCTTCAGGTAAAATATAGTTGCTGAAGTTGAATTATCTGATATCTGTTTATGCAACTGGCTTTCGGCAAAGTCTAAAGCTATGTTCTCAATATCCTTAACTTCTTTAGCAAACTCGTCATCTTCATTTAACCATTTATAGAATGTACTGCGTGGCACATCTGCTTTCTTACAAGCTACTGTAACAATACCTAAACTTTGCTCAAGTGCTTTTAAAAGTGATTCCTTTTTTATGTGTCTACTTTTGTTCATATTATATTATTATTTTAATTCAAATGAAGCCGTTAATCTATGCTTGGAAGTTTGTGATTTATCACTTGATGAATGTATAACTCCGCTTTTTCCGCCCATATGTCTACCGTACTGTCTCAAATTCCATTTAGGTAATTTCTTTAATGCATAAATCAAACTTGGTGCAGAAGTCTTAATGGTAAACCTCCATTTTTCTTTTTTATATATAGCTCCAACTTCATTTAAAAATTTAAGGCCAAATCCAGCTCCTTGATAATCTGGCAGTATAACTAACCTATGAACTTTTTTTATTGTCTTAGCTCTTGGATGAGGTAAATGTAATACGCTCAAAAACCCAGCTATTTCATCATTGATAGTTGCTATAAAAACTTTTGCAGCATTGTTGTGATTGTGGCTTAAATAATGGTGTCTAGAAAACATCTTCCAAATTGATTTATCTGCTGCTTGGTAGATTTTAAATTTGATATCTGGTCTATTTTTTTTTTGTCCCTCAAATGAATGAAAGGACATTGTGTCTGTGTTAAATACCCAATCCGGCATTAACCATTCTTCTATATCATAATGGCAACCAACAGCTATAAATTTCTTTTTAGCTTTTCTTATTGATTTTTGAATTGCAAAACTTCCTATTTTAGCTACATTTCTATCTACTACGCTTGTGAACTCATCAAAAACAATCATTTCGTTTTGTTCTAAGATAGCTCTTGCTAAATCAACTCTCATTTGTTGACCATTAGATAAAACATAATA